GGTAGCTTTGGTAAAACTGGCGACTATGTAGGTCATGAGTTGCTACAGCGACTAATGATAGAGCCGATTGACTGCACAAAAGTGCTAAATGGCAACTTTTGGTACAACACAGACGGTGAGCGCTCCGCGCTTGCGCGCGCCGACTGGGGCGGTGGCGGCAGTGCTGGCCCCGTGGCGTTGGGCCTCAACATTCCGCGCTCGGGTCGCAGCAGCAGCATTGGGGGTCGTCTCGCTTTCGGGTCTTGAGACTTGATCTTTTGTGTTTTGTTAGTCCGCACGATAGTGCGGGCTATATTTTCGTTATTGAGTTGTAAATGAAAGAAGAACTGACGATACAAACCAAGGTCAGAGACATGATGACCTATGCATACAACACGCAAAAGCCACAGCGCTTTTTAAATCAGCGATTAACGAACTATTTGTGAGGACCAGCAATGACTAATCAAAAGCAAGAGTTTTATTTCTACTTCAATTTCCAGCGCATCACTAATTGCGATCCGGAATACCTGAAGGAGCTATATAAGGACGAGCCAAATGCCGAGGAAATTATTGAAGGGATATTGAGAGATAAGGCGATCTTGGATGGTGAGTAAGTGCCAGACATTTGATTAATGTTTAAACACCGTTTAAATTTGCTAAGAGCAACAACTAAAATTAAGCCACCGAAATGGTGGCTTTTCTTTACCTAAAACTCACTAACCTGATTAGGCTCGCTAGGTTCAGGATCGGATTCTGATTCGACCTCTAGTGGGGCGGGTTTTTCAACCGGCTGCTCAGCGCGTTGGAATCCTTGCTTTATTGCTGGTTTTTCTGGTTGAGCGATTTCTTTCTTGAACTCAAACCATTCAGCGCGACCGGACTGACCGTTTTTGATTGAGTTAAAAATGCCCATCAAATCGGTTAGCTCATTAACATCAATTGTATCAACTTCATGCTCAAGACGCTTTTCGATCATCTCTTGAGTTACGCCATATTTTGAGAACTCGGTCAGCATCGTGCGAACACGGTCTGCTATTGGTTTGTCGTTGTTACCAGTCATTGTCTTGCGACACTCTTCAACCGCAGCTTCTACGAACTCTGGCGGCAGGATGGCAAGCAATCGAGCGCGTAAACGACGAGCGCCCATATTCGCTGTTAGCTCGTAAATGTCGCGCGTGTCGGTTAGTTGCTGCATCTTGCCGTAAGCCTTGCGCTCATGCTTGACCTTGAATTTTTGACTAGATACAACGTTGGTCTCCAAGTCCCAAGCAAAGGCCTCCATTTCTGACTCTCCATTGACATTCGACAATTCGCGAATACCGTATTCAAGGTTTCCATACAGTCGAGCGATCTCCTCCGCAAGGCGAATAGATGGGCCAGAAACTTGCTCTTTACCACGAGGGAATGCGTAAACAGCATGTTGCGCCAGCGTTGGTCGCTTGCATGAGTTCATTAGCTTTTGGTATGCTGCGTTTTCATCGCGTGGAAATTGCTTTGCAAGCAGAAGTTTACCTTGAGCTTCTGTGATTGCGCGAGACTGTTCAATGGCTACTGCGCCGTGATTCAAATGCTGATTGCTAACTGTTGGTGCATTACGTGTGAAATCGTTCATTTATTTACTCCTCATTGAAAGTTAAAAAATAATACCGCGACCAGCGCGGTATTAATGTTAAGTTGATCACAATTATACGTTAAACATCCAGGATTCAACCTCTAGGTCTTTCAGGATTTCGCCCTGAGCATAATCGATTACGACTCCAGCGTCCTTGCACTCGGCCCACAGCGTAAACGCTTTTTCTAGTTGCGCCATGCCGATATCAATCATATCTTGCGTCATTTCAAACATGGTGCAAACGTATGGCGCTTTTTTTGACTGACCAAGGATGTAAATTTTTGGAAACGTGCCGGTTCGCTGCTCAGCAACTAGAGCGTTGAATACTTCTTTCATAAAATAGCCATTGCGTGCTGATGCGCGAACAAGATCTGACGGTTTTGCACTTGCCGCTGTCTTATAATTAACAATCTCATTGCGCACCATAATATCGGGGCGAGCCTTAACTTTTACTTTACGGCCGAACAATTCGCACTCACCGACAATTGAACTTTCGCACAGCCCCTCTAACACATATCCAGAATAATTAGGATATTGCATCAACTGCTTACGCATTGCTTTTGCCATATCGTACTGTGCAAATGGTAACATTGTGCGATCTTGATTTGCTTCTTCCATCTTGCGGATTTCATTTTTTTCAATGATTGAATCAGGCTCAGCCTTTAGCAACATATCCCACAACTCTTGACCTGATTTTGAAGAATAACCAGCAATACCAAGCTCTTTAAGTCGAGATTTTACCGCAGCATCACTAGTTAGCGTATTTTCGTCTGGTTCAAATCCTCTATAGTACAAATCATCGAATGTTGCCATTTCCAGCACTTCACTATGAACTGCCGATCCGGTGATCATGGATTGCGTTTCTTTTTTCTCGCCGTAGACGTACTCAGCAGGGCATGAGTCGATATAAGCCCATAATTCAGAGCCAGACAAATAATCCGCGTATTTCTCGCCGTGGTATTCTGATTCTGGTAGCTCTTGAGCGGTTAGGTGTTTTAGTTCCATTTTATTTCTCCAACAAAGTCAAATTGCACTCAAGCACAGCATTAACGCCAACTGCGCCAGCGCGGTTTAGGTATTCAGTGCGAATGTCAGTCTCAAGGACTTGGTTGTTTTCGTCTGCGATTGCCGTTGCTTCAATCAGCAGGCGGTGGATTTGTAGTTGGATCTCACTTATTCGGTTCACTGTATTTCTCCATATAATCAATAAACGCGCGCTTGGCATTATCTGCCCCTAATGCAATACAGACTACGGCGCCTAGTTGTTTTTGTCTGTGAAGTAGATCGCATTGCTCACAAAAATGACGCTTCCTTTCTGTGCTACTTATCGACTTAGCCAAATTCTCGCGCTTCATTTCGAGGAAAAACGGCGGCATTTTATTTGTGCCAGTGAAAATCCAGTCGGCTAATCGTGGCTTAACTCCCATGTTAGCCATTTTCGCAGCGTGCGCGTACTGACCGCCTGTTTTGCTTGTAGCTGACCATTCGTTAGGGTAATGAAAGCAAAGTGGCTCTAAGTGCGGATAGTTGAAAATTACCCATTGGTGGAAAGTAGCCAGTTCTGGATCTTCCTTTTTGTATTCGCCACGCAACTTAACATCGCCATAAATAGGCACGCCGAGCGAGTCGGCGTGATATAGGCAGTCTTTAATCGTTAATTTCATTCAAACTCCTTTCTGGCTAGGATGTCAAAATTCTTATCGTTAACTCGATGGCTAACGCGAACTGGTGAGCGCACATGCTCTGCATACTGCAAAGCCTTTCGATTATATCTGCATGACTTTAGCGCCTTGGCTGCTATCTTGTCTGATACGTGCGCATCGACAAATGAACACCATTGACCGACGCGCCAGCGATCTTTTCGCAGTTTGCTAAGGTCGAATATCTCACGCGCCGTATTGCCATTCGCCAACTTATACTGTGCAATCAACTTGTCAGCCGCTTTTGTTAAGCCGAATGTGAAGTTTGTGACGGTGATTAGGTCGTTTTTTGTGTAGTGCTGTCCGTTCAAGTTTTCGCTAGGATCGTCAAGCCACTCATTACAGCATCTGCAAACCTTTACCTTTTTACTGTTCTTGGCGCCACAGCCTTTTGACAGCAATACGCCATTTGGTGAGCGACGATCAACGCATGGTATAAAGTTGAAAAACCAATCGCAGCGACTTCCGTCTTTTAAGCGACCAATACAGCGACTTGCTGCCATACTATTTTCCGCATCACACTGTGGACATGTTTGTGTTTCTCGCTTGTTTGCCTTGTCCTCTTTCGCCCTGCACTCGTCTAGAATTGCGTTGTCGTACATGTCCATCATTTCGTCTAAAGTGCCTGAGTAATCCAAAACTAAATGGTCTTTCTTGGTTAATCCTCTTTCTTCGTGCGCAGGTTTTAATAATCGCATACCACGCCCGAGCAACTGAACTAGCAAAGTAAGCGAGCCAATACGGCGCATAATTACGCTGGTATCAATCACAGGGCAGTCAAAACCTGTAGTTAAACACCCTATTTGAAGTAGATACTTCGCTTCTCCTGACTCTATACGCGCAATCTCAGCGTCATTAACCTTCTTTGCTTGTCCTGAATGAACGATTGCTGATTTGCCTTCTGGCAAGTGCTTGGCAATTTCCTTTAAGTGCTTTACGCCAGAGCCTGTAATCATCACAGCGTTGCGATCTTTTGTTAACCTGACAACCTCGTCACAAATGCGTTGCAGTTTTGGTTTATCCGCAAGCATATCACGCTCCATTCTCGCCATTTCTGCTGCTGAATAGTCAGACGTGCCGTTTTCTGACTTTACGCCATACTTAGACAGATCGTAATCAAGCGACTTATCGTGACCTACTTCTGCGCCGTAAATCGTTGGCACAAGAAAGCCCATTCCAACCAGCGTGGCGGTGTCGATTGAATAAAGGCACTCTTTCCAAACATCTCCGATTATTGACATTGTTCCACGGTAAGGGGAACCGCTACCGCCCAATAGCACTACTGGATGTCCGTGTTTTTTTAGGCATTTTTCATTTAAGTGAGATACTATTCGCATGTACTGGCTTTCTGGCTCATCCACTGGTAACTGATGATTTTCATCCAGCCAGATAGCTTTTGGTGAGTATTCATCCCACGCTCCAGACTCAATCGCTCTTATTGCAGTGGCCTCATTGCTTACAATAACCCCTTTATCCTTGTAGTGCATTGACTTGCTGTAAGCAGCAGAATATATGCTGTTTTTAATGCGCATATCCCAAAACGTTTCTGAGTTCTGCTCAACAAGTTTTAGGTCACGAGCAAGACACAGAACGGGCCAGCCCATTTCTACGAATCGATGACATACTGACCCCATGATTGCTGTTTTCCCGCTACCAACTGACGCCTCAATAAATGCGCCAGTTAGTTTCTTTTGTGTTTTCCATAACCTTGGCAACGATCGAATATAGCTAGCAACCGCCTCGTAAGCCTCTGACTGGTACGGGCGTAGTTCGTATGAGCCGTATTTGTAATCAGTCATCCTCACCTCCATTCTCATCAATCCATTCCTGCGCCTCTTGAGCATAGAAAAACGGTCCAGCTTTAACCTCGCCGCTGTCATCCGTTACCATAAACATCTCTAACATTGTTGGTGTTATATTCATAAAAAAAGCCCTCGCGTTTTGGTTATTTTCGCAAGGGATGGATATTGTGTATAATTGGTTTTGCCTATTAATTATCACCAAACTCCATCTTATTATCCAAATCAAGCGCATCAAAAATCAAGTCAACAATGTGCCCGATTAAATACGCCATGTGTTCGTTGCCTGTTTCTTCTTGAACTACCATCCCAGTGCGCTCAAAGATAAAATCAGCAGCATGGAAAGCCTCATGCGCTGCTGATGCCACATTGATTGCGCCAGTATCAGTTTTATCAAGATAAATCCAGATCGTATCGCCTTGATGTGGCCACCATGTGTATCCATTGGCGTGCGATACATCTTCGCCACATGCTTTTGTCATGGTTTCTTCGTGAAAGCAAAAACGTAGCCATGTTTTATAGATGCGCAGGTCGTGCTTATGGATTAAGCCTTTCATATTAACCATCCATATTCACGCAAAGAACAACTGCTGTTGGATACTTCGCCTTAATAACTCGCTCAGCAGCGCGAAAACTTGGTTGTTCAGTGTAATGGTTAACAATTTTCCCGTTTTCCATTGTTGTTACTTTGAATTTGAAAATCCGCATTTTGAAATCCTTGTTTATGGTTGATAACCAATTAAACCACTTTCTGGCAAATGCGTTTGTGAGCAAGTTCACATAAAAAGAAACCAGCACTAGGCTGGCTTTATTTATTGCGTCTGCTTCCTGAAATACTCAACATCCCAATCTTCGGCCCAGTTAGAAATCACGCCTAGATCGCAGAATCGCTCCATTTTTGTTGCGCAGTCGTAATCACTTAGAACGCAGCGAGTTGGGTTGTTACCGTTCATTACCATGCACACGTTTCCGCCAGCATCTGAGATGTGATTAACCAAGTCGAATGCCGTTGTTTGTGTTGGTGCTATGTATTTGATGATTTGTGTCATAGCACACCAACCGGTTCATACTTATCTTTGCTAACTTTTCGGCGTCGAACACATGTCACACTGCCTTGGATCTTCTTAGAAGTCTGATTGAATCGCTTAGCGATTTCCCAGATTTTACCTTGGCCTGTGTATGAATCGCTGTTGCTGCCTGTGAATTGTTCCATGTTATTCTCCTTTAAAACTCAAATCCAACCGATAGTGTTACCGCGCTACCGAGTAATAAAACCGTTGGCTTGATGCCGTTAAAATCATAGCTTACATATGGCGCTGCAAATGGCGTTACACCAGCTGCTGCTGGAAAATATTCATCGTAGCCAGTTACGCCACCAGCGATAAAACCGTAATGCAAGTTATCTTTCTGCCAGTCACATTTCTTGGCAACAAGCACAGATAAATCGCCAAATGAATTTTTGTAACCACCAGCAAGATAATCATCATAAGCGAGAATAATGCCTGGATTGCGCTCGTTGTAATGATGATGCTTGCCATCTTCCCAATAACCGCGGCCATCGATGTGGTAGCTCAGTGCGGTGAAGTAGAGTTCTAACATGATTCACCTCGTGCCTTAGATAGAAGCCTATCTATTTTTCGATGCCTTTCAATTCCAAGGCCTCCCACAATATGAAGCTGCACAAGCATCTCATACATCTCTGGCGCTGCTGCGATTAGGTGCTTGTCTTTATTTTCTTCGTTACAAACAACGGCCACCTGTTCATTATTGATCTCGTCTGACGCAAAAATCATATCGCCAAATTGAACGTTCCACTCGCCTTTCGTAAATTTCGCCTCACTCATCTCAATATCTCCTTAGTTTCGATGAATCAACTATAACTACTCACTACGCGCATTGATGTTAAGTGCGTCACAGTTTTATCTTTCCGTATTTAACCTCTCGCGTGTAAATGCAAACCGCGTCGAACCGTTTAGGGTAATTTTTAAACCAATCATGCAAAGTGCGCTCTGGCACTTCTGAAATCTTGATAACTTGAGCTAGGCTTCTGCAACCTAGCTCTTTTGCGCGTTGTGATGGGGTCATTAAAATTTATCACTCTTTCTGTATTTCAATAGTAATTCGCATTCAATACAAGGCTTTATTCCATCACCTAAATAATAAAATCCACATTTCGGACATTTTTTATTGCCTCTTATGTCGTTAATCTTATTTATATAATTAAGATCTCTCATTACATCATTGTAATCTTCCTGTTTCATAATGCGCCTCCATCTAAATATCTAATTAAATTCTCATTGCCAAAAACCCACTTCAAATACTCTCTAGTTAATGGCGTCGGTGCGCAAGTTCCAGCCAATGCATTTATGCAAGCATCTTTATCTTGATGATGCACTCCAACTGCTGAAAATAGGGCTAGGATTTGATTTATTTTCATATGAAGCCCGCACAGGTATGTGACGGTCTGGTCAACTGTGCCATGAAAAACAATCTCATCGCCAACCATTGCGAGTAGTGACTCAGTTCCACCGTAAGACTCATGGCGAATATTAAGGTGAATTCCTAGAGCGCAAGCAGTTAGATGCGCTCTTTCTGTTGGGTTATGCTTGTGTTCAATACATTTCATGTCTAAATGAACTCTTCCATATTATCTTCGATGTAGTTAACGCTAGCAGTTTGCTTTTGCGTAAGGCTTTTAACTGAGCTGAACTTGTTTGCGAGCTCAAGTTTTTTCATTGGTGGCAGTGATGAGTAAATTTCCCAAGCTTTGTTTGTGCTGCTGTCTTCAACTGTTAGTGGTCGAACTTTGATGTCTGCTTTCATTTTTTTTTGATTCCGTATCTCTTTGGTATGAATTAAATATACTGCGTTATTCGCAGTTGCGCAAGCACAAAAAATCCAGTTTTTTACACTGGCGTTTCGTTTTGTGAGATTTATCACAGTTTCAAATCTTCAATAACCATTTTGAAACTCATTCCGCACGGTCGTAGCCTGGCTTCGTATCTAGCTTGGTAAAACTCATCGCTGTTAACGAATTCTCCCGTGTCGTCATTGAGCGCAACAATACCCATGCCAATATGCCACCAGTGCCAGTTTCCTGCCGGGATGTTCATGCAGTTAAAAACACTTGTTGGGAACTCTGGGATATTGTCGATCATCCACTCAATCACTTCTTTCTTTGTCATTTACTTTCTCCCTCTCATCCATATACTCAAACGGTTTCCACAGCCGACGATTTACCGTGTTGTTTTTAGCGTTGAACATCAGTTGCTCGAATTTCAAGCTATCCGCTTCCTGCACATCATCAATGCTAGCGCAGATAATCACCGGCGCTTCATCAAAGTCCTTGGCAACATCCCATATATTCGCAACGTCATAACAGCAATGTACGAGTCTTTGCGTAAAAACCGCAGCGTGTGCAGCTGTAAGTGGCGAAACGGAGATGTAGTTACGTTTGCCTATGGTTGTGCCGAAAGTGCTGTAGAAGCCGCCTGGAACGCTTTTATTCCCGCCAGTTGTTTGCCATGACCCAGCTTGATTAACCATAACAAAGTCGCATGGTTCGCCTGATTCATTAAGCAGCGGCAAAAGCGCATTTTCTCCATGCTTTAGAATATCAAGCATATTCAAGCCGTTAATCTTCTGCCACGCACTTAGATCAACGGTCGCAGCTTCTTTGATGGAATCGTATATTTCAATGTCATAGTTGTACCACTTTGGGAATTTGATTGATATTGAATGACTAACTTTTGCGGTCTGGATGATATCAGCAGGGATTAAGGCCAAGTGATCGCCAACTGCGTTAATTGCATCAAAAAAACTATATCCGGTTATCGCCATAAGTAGCTGAATTCCGTTCTTTGCCCCGCAGTGGTTGCAGAAAAATGGCTTATCAAGCTTCTTTGATGAATTCCTTCTGTATCTGAATCTTGTCTTTCCGCCACAACATGGGCACGGGTGCTCTTTTGTGTGGTCAAAAATATCAGAATCCACGTCTGTCATTTTTGTTAGGATATCAACCCAAAGCCCTTCGGCCTTGGGAAGTACATCATCCTTGTCGTGATTAGTTCTCCATGACATGCAGAAACTCTCCGTAGCGATCATTCATTGAGTGTAAGCTTTCCCATTCTTCCGAAATATCGCTTGTATCACACATTTGCATTATCTCATCTAGCTTTGCCATGTACTTTTCAAAGTTGCTCTTTGATTTGTAGGGAGCGCTATCATCAGAATATAGGTGAACACTCATAACTCCACCATTATCTGACATGTGAAAAACTTGCCCCACACTTATCATTTTCAGCACTAGCTCACCTGATGCCTTGCATGGGTAATTCTCATAATTAACACACAGATCATAACCAGCCACACCAAGCGGCTTGTATTCACGATTTACCACAAAGCCACCTGGTAGCACGCAATACGGAAAGTATGTGCGCATTAGTTTCTTGGATAGCTTTGATGATGAAAACTTTGACAAACAAAGTTCATCAAGTGCTCCGTGAATTGTTCTTAAAATTTGCTTGTCGTTCATAGTTTTTCCTTATGCTGAATAGGTTGGGTATTTGCCTTGCATGACAGCTATTTTCCCGTCACTTGCTAGGCGCTGGACTGATTCCTTAATCTTCTCTCTCGCCTCACCTCGCTTTTTGTAAAAACGGAATGGGTTCTCTTTGCGGCGAACCAAGTTCTGGCAAATTTTGTCCATGGTTAACCGCTGCTTTTGCGATGAAAGATAATCATAAACAAATGCATCTTCCGCTTCGTCACCGTAAAGATTCTGTCCGTTGGCGATATTTTTTACACCACGAAACAATTCGAATACGATAAAAAATGCCTGTCTTACCGTTTCCTCGCTAATTTCTTTTCCTATTGGCCCATGCGTATCAATGTCCCAGTTCATGCAATGCAGAGTCGCTGCAACTTTCATCATCTGTAAGTCAATCTTACCCATCATTGAGGCAAGGTATTCGTTACGGTACTGCTGAGCGTCAATCCAATATTCAATTTTCTGCTTTGCCGCCAGCAATAAGACATGAGCGCTTCCATTAATCTCAAGTCGATTTAGCCCGCGCAATGATTTATCTCTCAGTGACTTGCGAACATAAGGGAACTTTGACATCTGAGCTCGAAACTGATTAAAGGCATTACGCGGCATTGGTTTTGATGATGATAAAATCGCTTTCGATATCTTTCCTTCACCAGAAAGCATTTTGTCGATCTCATCCTCACTAGCCTTGATGTATGTTCGCTTACCTAGCATGTCGTTCTCGGACAGAATCAAGAATCGCTCTGCAATGCCAGTGGACCCGGCGCTTTTCATGATGCGCTCAATAGTTCCTTGCTGCGACAACTCGAACACGCCGCCGTATGGTCGACCTGTGAACGTTACCCGATCTGCATTGGCGCGTGACACGCTGTGTGCCTCCCCGTTAAACCCCTTCAGCAGAAGGTCATCTTTCTTGTTACCTTCGCTATACATTCCTCCTAAAAGAGTTTTTGATAACCCCTGCTCCGTGCTGTAGGTGATGAAAAACCCATTGGTATCAACAATCGATCGCTCAAGGCCCTCTGGCGTTGCGTCAGAGATACCAATCGGAATTAAACTTAACTCAGAAAGCATTTCCTGTTCTCGCTCAAGTCCGATATCACTGCCTGATTTCATCTTTTCAGCGATTGACTTCTTGTGCGCCGATATCTCCTTTGTGATCTCAATATTTAATTCTGCCGCCTTGTCTACGTAGCCAGAATACAAGTCCTCAACCAAACCTGTTTTCGCAGAGTTTGACGGTTGTTCTGATATCGCAAATAGCGGGATTGGCATTGATTGCCGATTTGGCACTCCAACACTATAAGCAGAACCAACAGCATGACTTGCAATCGTTAGCGCTGATAGCATCGCTGTTTGCATTGGGAACTGGTGAAACTCAGAAAGCTCCTTAGCAGCCATTCCAATAATTGAATCACCAAGAAACGTGCTGATCGTTGAGGACGGTTTAGTGTCAATCATCACTTAATCCTCTTAACGAACATCACGCCCTTTACTGTTTTTGTTGCAAACCTCTTGCCTGAGTTGCAACCGTAAGCATGTACGTAACGCTGCAATTCAGGCTTTGATTGAATCAACTCGCCAACCTTCATGTCTTTGAACTCATGCTTGCGTTGTGGTTCGAAATCAAACTCTTCCATAAAACCTCCCTAGTTGGACATTCACCTTACCACTGCGACGCATTGTTGTAAAGTGATTATGTTAATTTCTTAAAATACTGTATTTTACAATTAAAATACAACGCCAAAATACAACGTAAGCTTATGTATTTATTATGAAAATCAATGAAAATACCAAAATACAACGCCTACCACACCCATCCTGATAAACCCCAAAACCACCCAACACCCCATAATGTAACTATGTTATTTAATATAATATAATGGTACTAACTGTATTTTTGTATTTTATATATATAAATAACCTATAATGCCTTATGTACCAATGGTTTATAAAATACGGTTTTGATTGTATTTTGGTTGTAAAATACAATTGAACACTGTTTTATTGGCGTCATTGCTTGTTTTTCACTTTTGCGCAATAATGAGCACATAACTAATTCAGTCAGTTGGCATAACTATTTGACGACTGAGGTAAAAAATATGAGTGACGGATTAATGGTTGAGCCAGACAAAATTGATCGGATTGAAAGAACACTGGTTGGCGTAGAGAAAGCTGTTGTAGAGCTGGCAACAATCCAGAAAGAGGCGGCAAAACGCGAGGAACGCAATCAGGCTGAGTCTGCAAAGCGTGAAGAGCGACTTTACAAGCGAATGGATCGCGTTGAGGAGCAAGTCAGGATTAATACAAACCTGCTATGGAAATTCACCGGGGCAATAACTGCTATTGTGACGATAATCACAGTTGCCACATCCGTTTATGGAATTATTCAACCGTGATCTGTGATACAATGAGCCAAAACAGGAGAGGTGTTTATGGCTGGTGAAAAGAACTCAAAGTACAAGCCAGAGTATGATGAATTGGCGTACAACTACGCATTGCTTGGGGCTACAGATAAACAGTTAGGCGAATTTTTCGATGTCAGTGAAGTCACGATTAACGCATGGAAAAAGGATCATCCGTCATTTCTTAAGTCCCTAAAAAAAGGAAAGTCAATTGCTGACTCTCAAGTTGCTAACGCATTGTTTCATCGTGCACTTGGTTATTCGCATCCAGAGACTAAAATCGCAACCAATGAAGGGCGTATTACTGACTCTCAAGAGTTTGTGAAGCATTATGCTCCAGATCCAACGGCGGCAATTTTCTGGCTGAAAAACCGTCAGCCTGCTTTGTGGCGTGACAAGACCGAACAGGTTGTTACTCTTAACGACGATTTCGATAGCCTTCTGGATGACGCGGTGAGCGATGACGAAGAGTGAGGAAGTCGAACTCGCGCTGCATTACATCTACAAATTTAAACAGCGCGATTTAACACTGGATGAGTTCAAAAAGGCGGTAATGCTAAAATTCTTCCGCCTTTGCGCGTTTTATTACATTAAGGATAAGGACGGCAACAAAGTTCGATTCTCGCCTAACATTGCACAGATTGAGTATTACAAGAATTCGCACCAGAACGACATTATTCTAAAAGCGCGCCAGCTTGGTTTCACCACGCTAAAAATGATCATCGATTTGGACTCGTGCCTGTTCAAGAAAAACTTCTCTGCCGGTTGCATTGCTCACAGCGACAAAGATTCGAAGGATATTTATCGCAACAAGATCCGTTTTGCTTATCGCAATATCAAGCCGTCAATAATTCAGATGTTGGCTAAGATTGGCTATCAGTTCCCAGTACCAACAAACGACAAAGACAACGCCTACGTGTTTAGCAATGGTTCATCTATCGGTGTATCAACTGGCTACCGTGGCGGCACGCTTCAAAGCCTGCACATTTCAGAGTTCGGGAAGATTTGCGCCAAGTACCCTGAAAAAGCAAAAGAGATTGTGACCGGTGCGTTTAACGCCATCGGTAAGAACTCAACCAAGACAATCGAATCCACTGCTGAGGGCAAGCAAGGTTATTTCTTTGAGTATTGCGACGAAGCACAAAAGCGAGAATTGGCTGGCAAAAAACCTGCATCGCTTGAATTTAAGTTTCACTTCTTCCCGTGGTGGAAAGATCCTCAATACACGATTGACGAAGATGTGGTTATTCCGCAACGCCTGGTTGATTACTTCGACAAGCTTGAGGTGAAAGACGGCGTAACGCTCACGGATGGACAAAAGAAATGGTACACGCTTATCGAGCGCAATCAGGGCGATGATATGAAGCGCGAGTATCCTTCTACGCCGAAAGAGGCATTCGAGCAAGCGATTGAAGGTGCATATTACGCTGAGCAATTCAAAGCTATCTATCGCGATGGACGCATTAATGATTGTGGTTCGTGGGATAACGAAGGTGCGGTTAACACTGCTTGGGATATTGGTATTGGTGACTCGACGGCGATCTGGTTTTATCGTCGCGTTGGCAAGGAACTGCACATTCTGCACTACTACGAGAATAGCGGCGAATCACTTGGTCATTACATCAAGTACGTTCATGACATTTACGCTCGCAATAACTGGACGCGTGGCCGTCATTGGGGGCCGCATGATATTAATAACCGTGAATTTGCGTCTGCTGGTAAAACTCGCAAAGAGTTGGCGATGGAAGGTGTTGAATATCTTGGCCAGAAATATCAGCTTAACTTTGAAATCGCACCTAAGCTTGGCATTAACGATGGCATTGAAATCGCGCGCCAGTGCTTGAAATACTGCGTATTTGATGAGAAAGGAACAGAGCAAGGTGTTAAGTGCCTGGAGAACTACCGCAAAGAATGGAATGATAAGCTAGGGTGCTGGCGTGACAACCCGCTCCATGACTGGTCTTCTCATGGCGCTGATGGATTCCGATATCTCGCTGTGGTCGAATCTGGTACTCGTCCTGCAATCCACCGCCCGAAAACCAGTTACGGTTATTAAAAGAAACCCTCCGAGTGGAGGGTTTTTGTTTTATTGTCTAATGCTTTTAATGAAATCTCTAACACCATTGGAATCTGTCAGGTTTTTGCTGTCAATTACATTCCAAGGGTAAAACCCAGATCTTACTGTAACATTGAATCTTTTTCCTTTTGGCATATATCTGCGAACCTCAATAACGATCTCGTCAGAAAATGCTGCGTCAGTTGTTTTTTTGGTTATACGTTTGAAATTTGCCATTTTGTATCTCCTTTAATTGTTAAACTTAATCCTACCGCAAAACAGTGCTAGAATATGTGAAACACCTCACAGATTAGGGTTTTTGTTATATCGAGCAATTAAATACTTCGCAAGATTCAGAGCAAGAACCAGAATCTGTCATTTTCCCACCTCGTATGCGCGATTTAATTTCATCACCAGTTGAGCCATCGAACATGGAAACAACTTGTTCAAGCGATCTTTTTCCTCGATACATCTGTGACCAGTGACCAGTTTTTTCATCGACGCGAACTTCGTCAGAATAAAGCATGGTTAGATAATTATGATAAAACTCCGGATTATCTCTCTGAGCTGCAGCAATTTTAAGATTCGACTTTTTAGGGCAAAACACGCAATTGCCATTCCATTCTTTGATTTCTAAATCAAATGGCATATTCGACCACCAGCGAATGATATCTTGTTTTTCGAAATCAGAAATTTCAGCAAGATACCGAATTCCATTGCCAAGTCGATCATTTAAATCGTTATATATGTCCCATTCAAACTGCTCCTCAACAACGAAGTGAGAATCTCTTTCGGATGGCTTGGACATTATTATCTTTATTATTTCATCATCATTAATACCAAGGGTTTCGCTTAATTTTTCATACAGATTCTTACCTAAAACCCTTGGTAATTCATCAGCGCGAATGCCAAGCCATGTTTCATAATTTCCGCGCCCGTATTTTTCATTACAGTATTTTGTGAATGGCACTAGTTTCATCCTGTCAGTACAAAACATACCTCCTATATATGGAACTCCATACTTAGAAACCATGTCAGTAAATGGCTTTAAATCAGGCGCGATTGAGTTAATTTCAACGACTTTAAAATTATTACCAGCTCCAAGCGGAGTTGAGAAGTCGGTTCGAAGGCACACGAGATTCAAATTTAACTCACGATTGACGCTGCGAATGAACTCATACGTCTTTGGGTGTTCAGCACCTGTATCCATGTAGATAAAATCCACATCATCGCCAAATTTTTCCTTCATTAAATAACACAAGTATGCGCTGGTTCTTCCGCCGCTAAAACTCACTACTTTTTTCATTTCAATGCCCTCTATCAAACAAACTTAATCCTACCGCAAAACAGTGCTAGAATATGTGAAACACCTCACAGATTAGGGTTAAATATGGGATTTAGTACAACAACTCATTGGCAGTACAAAGAGTACGAGAAAACGTGGGAACAAAACAAAGACGTTTCTTGCGGGCTAGTCAAACAGAAGAAAGAGAAATACCTTCCGCGCAAGAATCTTCCTAAGCAAGCTCTAAACAGCCAAGAAAACAATCAGCTTAACGAGTTTCTTAACTACAAGTATGACACTCAATTCTGGCCTATGGCTCGCTTTGTTGACTTCACAAGGACAACGATTAGCTCTTGGGTTGGCCTTATCATGGCAAAGCGACCTACCATTCAATTCACTGAAAGCGACGAAGATACACTGCTTGATTACCTGAAGGTTAATGCCGATGGTTCCGGTAACGGACTGGAAACAGTTTCAAAGCTTGCCATTGAGGCGTCAATCATAACTGGCGGTGGCGGATTCTTGGTTTCAATGCCAAATAGCTCAATGACTGTTCAGTCCATCCGTGATGGTTCAATTGCTCCTATGGCTAAGATGTATGACCGCCAGAATATACTCGACTGGGAAGCTGCATTTATAGCGGGTCGCAAACAGTTGACCTACCTAAAACTAAGGGAATGGGAGTATTACTCAGATTCAGACACCTCAGAGAGAATTGAAAAGCACATTGAATTCTTTTTGGATAATGGATCAGTAAGGTATGAGATCAATCGTGATAAAGGCCATGAGCCGCTTTACCCTGCTCAAGAAACTGGCGATTTAATCGAGAATGGAGTCAATGCCAAATCAATCCCTTTCTATTGGTTCGGCGCTAACGACAATGACGAGACAATTGATCCAGCTCCAATTACTGCTATTGCTGATTTGAACATTGAACACTATCAACTTAATGCTGCTGACGTTCATCAAATGTGGTCTGGCGTTACCGCGCAATTGCACATCGATCACGGCACGCAATCTCAAGTGCAAGTGACAGATGAAAACGGGAAGCTGGTAAGTATTGTTGACTACCTCAATCCAGACGGCATCAAGGTAGGCGTTGAAACTGCGATTCATACAATCAATGGCGGACGTGTTGAGTTGATACAGCAAAATGCCGACACGCCAATCCGTTCTAAGCTTGAAGCAATCCGTGATGAAGCTCGTTCAATCGGCGCGCAAATGCCGGGAGACGTGAAGAACCAGACAGCGACAGCGGCATCCATCGAGTTCGGCGCGGTCACTTCTGCGTTGATAACCATATCTGACAACGTTAGCGATGCTATGAATGCAGTTATCAAGCACATTGCAATGGCGATTAGTTACAACAAGATTGACCAGATCAAGTTCGCGCTTAACAGGAACCTAATCACAAAAACAATGGACGCCAACGAAATTCGAGAAATCCGCGAAAGCGTCATGCAGCGAGTTATGCCGCTTGAGTTAGCTTACCGACGATTCCGTGAGGGTGGAGTGTTTCATGGTGATGTGACGTTCGAGGAATACAAGCAATACCTTGAGGATGATGACGGGTTCTTTGCTCTGATTGGCGCTGGCAACATGCCGCAGTAGAAATAATAAACCCCTCGATTGAGGGGTTTTTGTTTTATTTAACATCAATCAAGCCATAATCAGAAAAGCCACTACATCCGCTTGGAACAAAATAACCTTGCTCATCGGCTTGCTTTGGAGTTAATTCAAGCGTGACTACTGTGTGTTGCTTTAGCTCTCCCCAACACACACCTGAAACTTCTTCATTCCAACCTTCATCAGCGTTGTCTCTGTAATAGCTTATAGCATCATCGGCTGCCTGCATTGCTTCTTCTGCTGTTTTGTATGTATCAAATCCAGTATCAGGATCGTAACAAAAATATTTGTAACTCATCTCATTTCTCCTTTCATTCAACCTACACCCATCATCCCACACCATCAATTCCATTTCCGTGACAAACATCACAGACTAGATAAGTGAGTGGTGTATAGTTTGGTTAACCTGATGAGGAGCTAACATGAGCATTGAAAAGAATTTGTATATCAGTGGAAGCAAAGTTCCAGATTGCTGTTGGAATTGTAAGCATTATGAATTCGATAGTAAGGATGAATATTCTCCAAATTACTATTACTGCAAGCTTGGCATTGCGATGCCAACAAAAAAGAAATCTTGCAAAAAGCAGAATCATACACCAAAAAACAACAACTAACGGAGAAATGAATATGAAAATGAGTGATGTTTTTGAGTTGCCATTATTTGCTAAAAATCATGAGGTAGGATCAAGGTGTTCGATTTATGAAGGGCGCGGGGTTACTGTTGCGTCATCGTTTTATGCAAATCAATTGCAATCTTATGAATTAATTTGCAAAGCAGTTAATTCTCACGACCGCCTAACCTCAGAAAATGCGCGGTTGCGGGATATGTTAAAAAGACTAACTAGCCACGACAATTGCAGAAAAGATGTTATCCATCTTATGAGCGAGGCAGATTCATTAATTCAAGAACTGGAGAAAGGCGATGAGTGAGTTGGTAAAAGAGTGTCATCATGGGCGACTAACTCGCCAGTGTAGAGAGTGCGACATGGAGAAAGAAATATGTGAGTTGCAAGATAAACTAACCACCATCACCAAGCAGCGTAATGAGTTGTTGGAGTGTCTGTGTGATATTTCAAACATGTGCATCGGTGAAATCGCAATGGGTCACAGTCTGGATGCTAATGCTATTGGGCAAATGATATTTGATGTTACCTGCCTTAACAATACGGACCTAAACAAAATTCTATCAACCATCAAGGAGCAGAAAGATGCGGAGTGAGACTGATACGCTTTACAGCGAGAGTGAAGAGTCTAGCGCGTTTGCCGAGCGCGACGGAGATAAGATTGCAATATTTGTTAGCGAGGAATGGAGCGATGCGTCAATTGCATTAACAAAACAACAAGCGCGCGAATTCGCGCGGCAATTACTTGAAATGTGTGGGGATGAATAATGAAGCCTGATGAAAAGCTAACCTTATCTTTGAGATTAAAAATATGCTGGAGTGTGTTAACGCAAAAAGAAAAGCATAATCACTCGTCGCAAGTAAAATCGCTTAAATTGTTTCAATGTGGGTACGATTGCGGGTTTAAAGATGCAATGCCAAGAATTAAATCTGAATCTGTAATTGATTTTAATGTAAAATCTTAACCTTTAACTGCTGTAGTGATAAGTAGCACTCCATGTAGTAAACTATCCCCATCATTGAATGGGGATTTTTTATGGCAGAAACACTAAACCAAATCGCAGCACAAGTCGCACATAGCATTGACTTACAGCGCCTAGCCAACTCAATATCGCGCGGTGAAAATGCGGAATACGATAAGCTGGCGAAGTTTATTCGTGAGTTGCTGCTTGAATACGACGTGATCAACTCAAAGAAATTGCGCGATGAGTTGATTAAGCAAATTACTGCTGAGGTTGCTGAGACTGCTGATAATGTTACCGCTTCAATGCTGAGTCAGATTGATGATGTGATACGCGCTGAGGTGACATTTCAGTGGGCAGTCCTGCGCAACATCTCAAGCAAGAAACCAATCAAGCCTAAACTCGATGCAGTATCACGCGCAATTCTCAATCAGCCACTTGTGTTAAATGGAAAAGGCCTAACCTGGGAAGAGCGCATCGGTGCGTTTAAGTCTAATCAGGTTCAAGCTGCTAAGCAAATCATAATGAGCGGATGGGCTAATGGACAAACGACAACTGAAATATCGCGCCAGCTAATCGGCACGCGCACAACTCGCGGCGTAATTGATCAATCTAAGTCTGCTGCTAATGCGTTGGTTAAGGATTTGATTAGTCATAGCTCATCTGTAACCAAATCCGAAGTAGCAAGACAGAACGACGACATTATCATTGGTGAAAAGGCAATTGTAACGCTTGATAGCAGGACGTCACCAATATGTCAGGATTATGGCTCTCAAGATAAAGGTGGCAAGGAATGGTTTTACAAAGAGGATGGCCGCAACTTTCCGCGCCCACCATTTCATTATAGATGCTTAGTCGAGGGAACTAAAATAACGTCCGCTTACGGAGTCTCTTCTGTTAGTAAAAGGAAATTCAAAGGAACTCTTGTCACAATCACTACCGCCAAAGGTAATGTACTCACCGTCACGCCAAATCATCCAATACTTACGGCTAGAGGATGGGTTTGCGCTGATGAAATTAATAAGAGTGACAAGGTTGTCAGTCAATCCTGTAGACAGGGAGTTGCAGATATTAATTGGGACAATGATCAAGTCGAAACCAGAGTCGAGGATATATTTAGTTCTTTCTGGAGTTCTTTCGAGGTGAGCACCTCCGAAGTGCCAACCTCCACCCCAGATTTCCACGGCGACGGAACCGATAACGAAGTCGCAATTGTAAGGTCCAAGCGCCTTTTGTTGGGTGAATTCATATCCAACATCAACAAAAAGATCCCTGAACTTAATTTCCAAGTCGGAGACGGAGGTGAGGTTTTTCTCTCTGGAAATAGCTCTAGCGCAAAGTTCCTCTATGGTATGCTCTCTGCCTCTGGCAGCATCATGCGCAGCTCTAGTGAGGTTAGCGATCTCTTCGGAGGATGCCCTGCTCATTCTGGCGAACTGCTGCTCAGACCTGTTACGTGGCTTGAGTCCAGCATCGAAGAGAACCTTTTTACACTGCCCAACACTGTAACCAATAGACTTGCTAATGGCGGAGATGCCAATACCGTCATTAAACATGTCGATGATTTGAGACGACTCATCGGCTTTTGGGATTCTTATCCTTCTATTTGCTTTGGTGATCCCAAGCTTCCTGAACAGGTTGTGTATGCAAGTTGGAGAGACACCGAACTTATCTCCAATAACCTTGCAACTTACGCCGGAGGTGTTGAGCTCGATGATGTCGTTGATTTGGCTTTCGCTGAAAATGTGTCCACGCATGTTTATAACCTCGAAACTGTTGATGGTTGTTATTGTGCTGAAGGAATATTAACACACAACTGTAGAACTACAAACGTTTTCATTATTAATAAAGAGTACGACTTAGAAATTGAAACAACTCGACCTGCTGTAGTAGATGGCAAGGCTATTCAAGTGGATTCGAAAACAGACTGGCTAACTCTCGCCAAGCGCTACCCTTCACTTGCTGAACAAGCACTTGGCAAAACTCGCGCAAAGCTAATCGATAACATGAGCGCAAGTGAATTCAAGCGCGTTGCATTCAACAGCCTGAATGAGTACAACACGATTGACGAGATGGTGGCGAATAGTAAGAAGGTGGCTGGCTTGTTGAAGGCTTAAAGAAAAAGCCCCGCTTGGGGCTTGTTTAGATGTTAATGGCCTATCTTTGCTCCCATAGCTCCAGCAAGAACATCATTAAGCTTGTCTAGCAATGTTTTATCCATGATTGTTACATGCACGTTTCCATTCTTATAAGCAACATATTTAACCTTTCCCTCAAACGCGATGTGCTCACGTTCTTTTGTCAAGATGTTCGTGATGTGTGGTTTTTCCATTCCTACCAGAATCGCCACAGCTTTCGTCAAGTCTTCCAAGCGGTCGCACGGGCGTGAACCAAAGTTAGTAAAACCATAACGACAAAAAACACCGTCAATTACTTGCTTTTTATTAATCTTGTTACCGCCATTAGATTTGTATCCTGATGAACGTTCTAAAAATGCAGTCTCCACCAAATCTTGAAGCATGTTAGGTCGGTTGGCGAGTAGCTCTGCAAAGGTAGCTGTAACGGTTTCGATTGTGACAGGCGGACACGACTCAAGCGCATCGTTAATTTTACGCTGCTCCTTAATTGTCATTAGCTCTCTAAACTGGCCTAACTCTACAATGTGGTCCCAAATCTTGCGATCTGCTTGTTTGGTCAGCTCTTGAATGGTTCTCAACTTTTGCGCAGGATCGGACGGTGAGTAGATAGTGTTACGGTCAAACGTAAAACCATAGTTGCATAGCGTTTTTAGCAGCATATCCGCTTCAGATAATGTTTCCATTGCTTTGGTAATCAGAGTAACTATGTCTTTGCGACGGTCGCAAAGCTGCTGTGCATTAAGCCTTTCTTTTATTGCTGTTGTTTTCATTTTAACCTCCAATCATCAAAACTTGCACTATACAACATCAATGCTTTACAATGTGTGAGCAATATCACAAACTTCGCGTCTGGGACGCAACGGCTAAATCTCTGGGGGATTAGAATGCCAACACTAGACCAACTGGCCTTAAAATACGGATACACTAAGACTGACGACCAAGCCCCATCTCTATCTGAGCTATTGGAGCAAAGTGACGAGATTAAAGGGCTAAAAGATAGCAAGTTTGCTATCAAGGGCGAAAAGGAAGCGTTAGAGGCTGATTTTAAAGCAAAGCTTGAAGAAAAAGATGCAGCTTATGAGGAGTTAGCCAAGAAGCATAATGACTCTGAGCAGTTGGCAGCAATCAAGGAAAAGAAAGCGAATGAAGCTCATCAGGCAATGCTTGATAAGATGAAATCGCTTGAAGATGGCCTAAACGCATCACGCGAACGTACGCAGAAAGCAGCATTAGAAGCAGCTCAAGCGTCAGTAGCTTCTTTGATGAATGACCCAATCTACGGCAAATACTACGCTGAGAAATCGGCAGTGGTTGAGCTAAACGAACTGGGCGAGCCTATTACTAAATTCAAGTTTGGCGAACAAGTATTCGACAAGCTGGACGATTGGAAACAGGCAGCAATTAAAGATGAAACAATTGCAAGTAAGATCGCAGTAGGCGGCGCGAATAACGCTCCAGCAGCGAACGGTCAACAAGGTGGTCAAGGTGGTGGGCAGCAGCCGCAACAACCAAAACTGTCAAATGCCACTAAAGGCTATATGGCAAATCTTCAATCATAAGGGTTAAA